AGTCCGATGATGTTAAAAAGCACTCCTGCCAGAATAGCAAGGGTTGTTTGTGCTGCTGTGTAGTTGAGCTTTTCTGCTCGGTCATACGCGGCCATTCCACAGGCAGCTGAGATGATAAGCATAATTAATACGGAAAGAGAAAAGCCGTTGTCCATCATGGTCTCCGGTTAGGGGGTTAGGTGAAAAGGGTGGTCTGGATATTTTCTATTGGGCGCTGGCGCCCGCTGTGGGGTTTGTTGAGGCGGCGCTGGATGGCGCGGGTGGTGAGGCCCTGGGCTTTGGCGATCTGACGGGTGGTGAGTATGCCGTAGTTGTCTTCGATGAAGGCTTGTACGGGGTCTTCTGCTGGCTGTTTTTTGCCGATGTACCAGGAGTCGCCACCGAATTCTTTCTGGACGGCTGCGGCACAGTGCGGGCCGTAGTGGTCGGCCAGGTATTTGAGCAAGGGGTTGGTGTAGCTCATGCCGGTGTTTGTGATGTGGTTGCTTGCTTTTTGTTACGAAATTTTTCGCGCACCGGCAAGAGCTACGGGGTTTTTATCTGGTGATGATGTCGATCTGCCTGGCAATGCCGTCGATGAGTGCGTCGGTGATGTCGTCGCGGTCGTCGTCATGGATTCCCCAGACGGGCCGGACGGGAAAGCGGGCTTTGGAGCGGCCGTCGGGCCATTGGTGGTATTTAAGGTAGCCGACGGAGGTGAGGACAAGGCCGGTTCCGGTGATTTCGTGGTCGAGGGATTTGATGAGGGTGCCGGTGTTGATGAGTGGCTGGTTGGAGACGATGCCTTGTTTGTTGGCTCGTTTGCTTTTGGGGGTTTTCTGGCCTTTTTTCCATCTGCGGTTGATGGGGCTTTGGGCGAGGGGTTTGTAGAGGGGGCGGCCGCCCTGGTCGATCGTGGTGCGGGCACTGGCAACGAGGGTTGTCCCGATGCGGTGCAGGGTTGTGGGGTCTTTGGTGACGCGGTCAAAGATGCCGGGAAGCCGGGTGATGAGGTTTTGGACGTCGGTGAGGCCGGCGATGTTGATGGTGATGAGGTCGTTCATGGTTGTGGTTGGGTTGTTGTTTGTGCTGTGAAGTAGTCTCGGGTTGCCTGCATGGCTGCGGCGGGGTCGTTTGGGTGCCGGAGCCGTATGGCGAGGCGTTCGTCTTCGGGGATGAGGCGCCATGCTCGTTGTTTGAGGTGGTGGGGCATGAGGTACCAGTAGCCGGCAGCGGCGGCGATGATGTCGGCGTCGGTGAGTGCGGGCGGGGCGGTGTAGTAGATCTGGCGGGCAAGCTGGCGGTCAAGGTAGAGGTCGGCGGCAATGCGGGAGTAGGCTTGCCATGCTTCGTCGTGGGTTGGCAGGGGCTGGTATTTGTTGCCGCTGGCGTAGGTTGTGCGTTTGATGTGGTCGGTCCAGTGGAGGAGTTCCACACGGGAGATTTTGGATTGCAGGAGGGTGTCGGGGATGCCGGCGTAGGGGTCGGGGTCGATGCCGGGGACTTTGACAGAGGCGTAGGTTTTGAGTTTGCTGCGCTCGATTTTCTGGAGGGCGGCGATGATGTCGGCGCGGGTGGCTGGGGTGAGGTGGTTGCCGGCGATCGGTTTGGCTTCGCGTTCGGTTTTTGCTCCAAGGGCGGTGATGGCGTCCTGGCGGTTGGTGAGCAGGACGAGCCGGGCGACAAGGTCGGGGCGGGTTGTTCGGGGTGTGCACATTTGTGGGGTGTGAGATTTATTTGTATGTTACTGGTGCGATGTGAACAGGTGCGGGTCATGCCGGCGTGTTCGGGGGAAAGGCTGCGGTCTTCCCCACATCGCATTTTTTATTTCAGCCCGTCCTGTACTACCTCCAGCGTTTTACCTCTCGCATAGTCTGTCCTCCTGACTTCAACAGCCGTGCGCCCCATCAGGATGATAATCCGGTTGATGTCCGGGTACTTTTTGAACCCTTCATTGATCCCGTCAGCAATGGATTCAAGTGGCTGGTCAAAGGTTATATCAATGACGATGTGACGGATATGCTTCTTCACACCTCCACGGAAGGCTGTTTTGATGCCGTTCACGCTTAGAGGAGTCTTGAGGTCAGAAACCCATATCCTGCCCTGCTGGTCAATGATGGTAAACTCTGGGTTTCTGTGCTTGTATTGTAGAACGTGCTCGTTGATTACAACGGATAATCCGTTTTCATAGAGGCGCTTGGCGGCGTCGAGGTTCTGCTTGAGGTCGTCTTTGTCCGCTTTGAGGTGCTGGACGATGAAGGTGTCGGTGGTGGTGTCGTGGGCGAGTTCGGTGTAGTCAGGGCTCTGGCTGTACGCGGTGTGAATCTCGGAGATTCCGAGCTTGATTTCTGCAACGGCGGTGCGGATGAGTTCCTGGCGTGCAGGGTCGAGGGTTGCCATTTTCTCGTTGAGCCAGTCCTGGAAGTGTTTGACTTTGTCGCCGATGAATTGGGCGTCGGCGAGGTTGGAGCGCATTTCGGCGGTGACGGTGTCGGGTTTGGTGATGCCGAGACGCTGGGCTTTGCGTTTGCTGATGGGAATGACGGTGCAGCGGCAGTTCCATCCGAGGGGGGGATAGTATTGTTTGTCTTCGGAGGCGAAGATCTTGCCTTCGAGGGCACGGTGAGCGTCTCGGACGCGGTGGTCTTTGCGGGTGGAGTATTGCCAGTAGGGGAAGGCGTCTTTGACGTCCTGGAGTTTTGCCCATTGGCCGACGCCATAGGCGAGACCGGTTTTGTTGCGGTAGATGAATTCTGCCTGCCAGGGGTTGAGGCGGGTGTACCCGAGTTTGTCGAAGAGAGGCCCGATGGTTTTCTTCCACTCCTGGAGGCTCTGGCCCTGGGCGAGTGCCTGGGTGAGGCTTTCTTTGAGGGCGGTGGCAAGATCGGCGTCGGTGACGATGGCGCTGGTGAAGGATTTAAAGTCGTGGAAGGCGGCGGCGTCGCGGTTGCCGAAGCTGAGGGGGAGGTTGATGGCTCCGGGGGTTGCTTCGAAGGTGTCGGCGGTGTCGGCGGTCTGGCGTGCGGTCTGGGCAATCCATTTGGTGAGGCTCTGGGCTCCCCTGTCCCAGGCGTCGTTCATTGCGGACCGGAGTGCCGCTGACCAGGCGGTGATGAAGTCGTGGTCGGGATCAGCGGCGAGGATATCTTCGGCGGTGGCGGTCAGCGCTTTTTTTTTAGTGCTTCGGCGGCGCTGGTAAGGGCTCCGATGTCGTAGCCGCTTTCGAAGGTTGCGGTGGGGGTGGCTGCTATGCCGATGGAGAGGTCGGAGGATTTGGGTACGAAGTCGCCTTTTTCGTAGCCACGACGGACGAGCAGCTGATCGCTTGGGGTCATGCCGGTGGCGTCGGCGTAGGTTTTGTCGATGCTGGCCTGCTGTGCCTGGTCAACGGGTTTTTTGAGGATGAAGCTGATCTGTTCGTCTTCGGTGCCGGGCAGGGTGTTGAGTTCGGTGACGTAGGCGAAGAGGGTGTTCATGAGTTCTTCGACGAGTTCTTTGCCGGCGTCGATGGCGTCGTCTTCGATGGCGATGCCGCTCTGGGTGCTGGCGTAGGCGCCGGTGCCCTGGGCGTTGGTGGCGAGGTCGGATCCGAGCCAGAGGAAATTGAGGGTGCCGCGGCAGGATTTCTTGAAGACTTCGAAGGCGTCGCTGGTGCTGGTGCGGCCTTTGTTTTCGACCTTTTCAATCCTGGTGCCTTCTTCGAGAACCGCCACTGCTGCGTTGCGGAGCTTGCGGAGGGTGGTTTCGACTTTGGCTTTGTAGGGGTCGTCGGTGCCGGATGGGACCCAGCCGAGCCAGTGGTCACGGCCGTCGTCTTCGAGCCATCCGATGTGGTATTCGAAGTTTGCGGCCAGGGCTTTGGCGTACCAGTAGGCTTCATCGAGCAGGCCTTGCCCATAAGGGTTTTCGAGGCTTCTTTCGTGGACGACGGCGATGAATTTCCGTGGCCAGGTGGTTTCGACGTCGATGCCGTCCGGGGCTTCTCTGGTGAGGAGGCGCAGGCGGTTTTCGGTGTCAAAGCGGAACCAGTGCCGTGGCTTTGGGGTAAGACTGACGGGAAGCGTTTTGCCGTCGATGTGCTTCCAGTTGATTTCGAACACGGTGTATCCGTAGTCGCGTGCACTGGCGGCGGCGGGGATGATGGTTTTGAGGTTGAGCGTGCGGCAGAGGGTGGTGAAGAATTGTGCCCGCTCCCCTTTTACGGTGGCCCTGGTGACGTCCAATTCGAGGCGTTTGATGCCGTCGCGGTATCGCCGGGCAACGGCGGCGACGTCGGGTTGCTTGATCGTGATGTCGAAGACCTGGATGGTCTTATTGATGGCTTTGAGCACCTTGGAGGGGTGCAGCAGGAGCTTGATCTGCCCGGAGAGCCCTTCAACAAAGCTGCGGGTGGCGATTTCGTCCTGTATGGCTTTTTTGGTGACGGGCATGGTCAGTATTGGCTGAGGTTGATCAGTGGCGTGTCAAGGTCGCGGTCGTAGCCGTCGAGCAGGGTGTCGAGGCGCGGACTGCGGTCGGGTCGGTTGTCTGTCCGTGGTTCGGGCAGGTGAATCGAGCCGAGTATCTCGGGGGATGCTGTGCCGGCGGCGGCTCTGCATAGTGCGGCGGCCCAGAAGTAGTCGGCGTGGGAGTTGGGGTTTTCTTCGTTTTCGCTGGGATCGAACCGGGTGTTGCCGGCAGGGGTGACGACTTGCTTCATCGAGTGGAAGTCTTCACGGATGACGAGGGCGTTGTCGCCGTCGGATGGGATGATGAAGTCCCGGTCTTCCATCGAGGTTTTGAGGGTTTCGGCAATCCGGCTTTTGATGGCGTTGGTGAAGAGCACGGGCTCAACACGGTAGGATCCGAAATCGGCCTGGGCGTCTTCTGCGAGCTGTTCGCCCATTCCGCCTTTGTCGATGCAGGCGTGGTCGAAGAGGGGATGGCTGAGGTAGGTGCTCAGGGTTTTGTACTGGCTTCGGAATGGGGTGTTTGCCATGGGGTTGACGATCCTGGTGATGAGCCGGGACTCCAGCCGTTCGGCTACCCAGATGACGGAAAGGTTCCGGCGGCGGCCGATGTCCATGCCGAGCACAAATCGGTGCTGCAGCTGGTCGATGGTCCGGAGTATGCCGGGATCGCTGCATCCGTTGATAATGGTGTAGGTGAGGAATGCTGTGCTTTCGTCGATGGGTTTGCAGCAGTATTCCTGATCCCAGACGGTGGGGCCGACTCGTTTCCGTTTGGATTCGAGCCAGTCAAGGCGCTCTTGTTCGGTTGTTTTGCGGCCATAGATTTTATCGACCAGGCCTTGTTCGGCGGCCTGGTATATGGTCGTGGTGTGGACAACGGCATCGATGCCGGCGGCGTCCTGTAACAGCTTGTAGAAGCGGCAGCTCATGCCGTTGTGGGTGGAGATGATCCTGAGCGGAAATCCCCAGGTGGTGACGGGCTCGGCTGCGGCCCACAGGGCGTCCTGATCGCGGTGCCAGGCGAACTCATCGAGAACCACTTTGCCGCCTTTCGAGCGGAACTGCGACGGGCTGGAGGTAAGCGCGTTGATGCGCCTGCCGTTGGCGAAGGTGATGGTCTTGACGGTGACGGGCTTACCGGTGTCGTCAAGCACGGTTTCGTCGAAAGCTTTGGCTGCCTCGTTGAAAAGCTTTGCCCACCGCTCACAGTACAGGATGTACTCTCGTGCTGCGGTGTCGTCTGCGGAGCTGAACCACACGTCCCACCGACCGGCCACAGCGTCGCGCACGTCCTCGTAGCTCTGGACGTAGGTCATGCCTCCTCTTCGCGTCTTTTCCCAGATTTTGAACTTGCTGTCGTCGAGCAGCCAGGCGATCTGGTACGGCAAAAAGTACCGGTTAAGATTGGTGGTTCTGGTGGTCATGCGTCAGGGTCTCCGGATGCCGAGGATCTCCTCCTCGATGCGGCGGATGGTGTCGTCGGTGAGCTGCCTGGGCTTTTCTGTTTCGGGCTCGATGGCGGCGTCTTCTTTTTCCTCGTAGCTCTGGATCTTCAAGAGGAGCGGCGCCATTTTGGCGATAAAGTAGAGCTGGCTTTGGCTGGGCTCTCCATCGGATTCGCACGATTGGATTGCTTTGTCGGTGAGGCTTTGAATGAGCCTGTACAGCTTCTCGTGTGTTTTGCCGCTTACTTCGGCAAAGGTTCCCCGCCGTTCAGCCCACTTCCCTTCTGCTGCCCATGCACGAATGGTGCGTTCGGAGACCTTGATGCGTTTGGCAATGTCGGCCTGCCCGAGGTGTTCCTGGACGTAGAGCCGTTCGGCTTCTGCGTAGGATTGTGCTTTCCTTGTCGGGGGCATTAACCGTGCAGGTCTTCGTTGATGAAATTGATCTGTTTGTCGACGTCCTTGATGAACCTGACAGTGTCGTGCAGGCGCTCGGCGGCTCTGAGTATGGCGCTTGTGTCGAGCTTGTGGATGTTGTTTCCCGCGGCGAAGAGGGGGTCTGCTTTCATCCCGATGATGAGCAATGCTTCATCAGCGTCGTGCTCAAGTGTGTTGCGCTGGTCTTGCAGCTTGGCGAGCTGGCCACGGCGTTTGAGGCGGATTTCTGAGGGGATGTTCATTTCGGTGTCTGACTTGAGCTTTTGATGATGTGGAATCTGCATCGGTCTTCGAGGATGCGGCTGAGCTTGTCGAAGATGTCGCGCATGGCGGTTTCGTGTGACTGCTGCATGGCTTTGATGCGTTCGACGAGGCCTCGGTTAATGCCGATCTGTTCCCGGTTATCGGCCAGTGCGTCCTGGAGGAGCTGGAGGTCTTTATCACGCGCAGCAGCAGTGACCTGATGGATCATGTCTTTGTAGACGGTGACGGTGTGCGCCTCATGCGATTCCCACTTCTTGTTCTCACCGGACATATAGCTCTTCATGAGAAGGAAGAGTATGGTGGAAACGACGATGAGCGAGAAGAGCACCATGACGGCGATGCCGAGCGTTTTGGAGAGCTCTACGGCGTTGTTGGGCAGTAAGTCCATAGTGATGGTTGGTGGTGAACAGGTCTTTCGGGAAAGCTACGCTGGTGACGATTCCGGTCTCTGGGGACGGGTTTCGCTGAATGTGGTCGCCGAAGCACGCCGCCTTATTCGGGGGTGTGGCGGGGTGTAGATTGACCGGTATGAAGCATGCCGATGGCGTGTGTTGCCTGACTGCCTGACCCGATCCCCTGCACTCCCGTGCAGGGACGGGTTTATCGATCATCAAACCATACTGTAATGAATTTTAAACGTCACAGGATTTTTGCGAGCGGGGTCCATAAGGTGGATAGGAACCCGGTGTGGCCGCGTGAGCGGGTGCTGGGGTTGCTGGAGGCTACAAAGGAGCATAGCCCGGCGAAGATCCCGTATACGTTCCGGCACCCGAAGAATAATCTGCCGGTGCTTGGATGGACTGATAAGGAGAGTATCGAGGTGTTCGAGGAGAATGGCAGGACGTACCTGTCGGCGGTGCCTGGGGATTTTGCGCGTGAGCTGTTGCCGGGGCTGAAGGCGGCCGGGGTGTCCGGTGTGTCGATCGGCCTGGGAAGGCGGGGCGAGATCGTGCATATCGGGGTTACGGATAACCCGGCGGTTGATGGCCTGGGTGATGCGTTTGAGGCATCGAGCGTGCCGGTGGCGTGCACTGAGGAGGTGGAGTTTGAAGCGGCTGACCTGGATAATCCGGGAGAGGCGTTCGAGGTGTCGTGGAAGTATGCGCTGCAGTGGTGGATGCGGGATATGGCTTCGGTGGTCCGGAATTTGCGTGAGCGGACGATCGCGAGCGATGGCATCGATGCGGCTGATCAGTTTATACCGGCCTATCTGGTGGATTCGCTGAGTCTGGTGCTTCCGGCGGATGAGCCGCCTGTGCAGGAGAATCTTGTCAATCAAACGTATGAGCAGACTATGGGTATGACCGATGGGGACCAGCAGGAGCTTGAGCGCCTGCAGGCTGAGAACGAGCAGTTCAGACTGCGTGAGAAGGAGCGTGAGGCGGCGGGCCTTGAGGCCAGGATCGAGGGGTTCTGTGCGCAGCATCCAACGGTGATCACACCGAAGATGAAGCCGCTGTTGGCGTCGTTGCTGCGGTCGCTGGATGCTGCGGCGCCGGTGCAGTTTGAGGTCGATGGGGCGGCGGTGGAAAGGGCTCCGTACGATCTGATGTGTTCGCTGATTGAGTCGATGCCGGCGCAGGTGTCGTTCGAACAGAACGTGGCCAATGGGGAAACTGCTCCGAGTGAGGATGCTGTGGCTCTGGGCGTGGATCCGGTGGTCAATGTGCTGCAGGAACAGTTCGAGGCGGCGAGGTCCGCCAATCAGTAAGGAGTAAGCCCTGAGGGCTATTGGTGCTGGCGTGATGGGGGTGGGGGTCCCTTATCTGCCGGCACCGCGATTTTCTGACTATTAACAATGCAGGCGATAGATGGCTCCGGCAGTAGCGGGGAAAAAGTCCCGAGTCTCTCTGGAGGCACAGATTTTTTCAATTCAAACAGGATACCATTATGCTTTTGCATGAGATTTCGGGAAGTGACGAGGTGACCAGGCTGGTGATGGACGAGGTGCGCAGGAATGCGCCTCTGCTCGATCAGATACAGTTCTTTACGGAACCGGGCGGCGCTGCGAACAAGCGGAAGGATGCGGCCATTAATACTGCGGCTGAGTTCAGGGCGCTGGGCAGCGATTTCAACAAGACCGAGGGCGCCCCGGCGTATGCGGCTTATGCGTTGAAGGTGTTCGGTAAGACCTTGAAGGTTGACAGGGCGTATGAGGAGCGTGGCAGCGATATCCCGAGCGAGTTCAAGCGGCAGTTGAAGGCGTTTGCCAGGACGCTGGGCAAGAACATGCAGTATTACTTGCTCCTGGGGGATGTGGCGGTTTCAGCGCTGCAGTTCAATGGAATGAAGAAGACGATCGCTGGGTTGGCTGCCAGTCAGACGATTGCGGATATGGGCGTGAATGGTCTGCAGGTTGTGACAGGCAGTGATAACGCCGCGAGAGTTGCCCAGCAGAAGTTCGTTGAGTCATTGAACAATCTGATCTCGGCGGTGGATGGCGGGGCGTCGTGCCTGGTGATGAATTCGAAGGTGTGGAGCCGGCTGTCGACGATCGCCCGTGATAGTGTGAGCACGACGACCAATGAGTTCGGGCGGAAGATATTCGTATACAATGATACGCCGATCGTGCATGCAGGGTATGCGTATGATGGCAGCGATATCTTGCCGCAGACTGAGACCCGGGGGACGTCTACTGATTGCTCGAGCGTGTATGCTCTGCGGTCAGAGGAGGATGCGTTCTGGTCGCTCATGACAACGAAGAGCGGCCTGAAGGTGTACCCGATGATGCAGGTCGGGAATTTCTACGAGCAGACGGTTGAGCTGCAGTGTGATTCGGGTGAACCGCTGAATGCCCGTGCGCTGGCGGTGATGCCTGGCGTGAGGCTGTAAGCGGGGCCCTGCGTGATGCTGTATTGCGATCTGACATATCTGCAGGGGGTAATGCCCCTGCAGTCGATTGTTCTGGCTTGTGATGATTCCGGGGCCATGACAATGGATGCTGCTGCCCTGGTGAACCTCGATGCGGCCAATGCGGCCGCGGTGACGGAGATCCATCTGTTTTGCAGGGGGCTGTATACGCTGCCGTTTGATCCGGTGCCGGATGAAATCAGGTCCCTGGCGGCACAGCTTACCAAGGTGCATCTGTATTACCGCCGAACGGCGGAGGATGTGCCGGAGTCGATTGCTGCACTGCATAAGCGGTTGCAGGATCAGCTTCGGGGGATTACGGCGAATACTTTCAGGATCGATGTGAGCGCTGCCGATGATTCGGTTGCTGCTTCGCAGGGGCCGAGGGTGACGGAGACGCCACAACGGTTCGGGCAGGGGTTCCTGGGCGAGCTGTTGGATCCGGAGTGAAAAAGGCCCCAGGAGGGCAAAAGTTCCGGGCTCTGGGGCCGTGAGTCGGGCAATGGGTAGTTCGTGGCTGTTAAACGGATGTTGAACGCGATTAAACGTAGTGTGGGGGCCGGGAGGATGGCCGTGAATCAATAAGGTGTGCATTTAAGGGAGAACTGAGTCTTATGCCGAAATTTTCGAGAGTGTCAGCGTCGCGCCTGGAGACCGCCCATCCAGACCTGCAGCGGTTGTTCAATAAGGTCGTCGAGTACTATGATTGTGTCGTGGTGTGTGGGGCCAGATCAAAGGAGGAGCAGGATGCGGCCGTCGCTGCCGGGAATTCGACGACACCGTGGCCGAAGAGCAAGCATAACCGTGTGCCAAGCCTCGCGGTCGATGTCTCGCCGTATGACCGGCCTGCGGCTCCGATAGACTGGAATGATCGTGAGCGGATGACGCTGTTCGCGGGATTCGTTATCGGGACGGCCGCTCTTATGGGGATATCTATCCGCTGGGGTGGCGACTGGGACCGCGATACGTATACGAAGGATAATTCGTTTGATGACCTTGTCCATTTCGAACTGATCGATTGACGATATGAGCAGCATATTCAAGACGCTGGGAAGCGTTATATCCGGGGTCGCGCCGACAATTGCCGGTGTACTGGGTGGCAAAGGGGCGGAGTCCGCCGTGGCGTGGCTGTCTGAGAAAGTGTTTGGCCGGCCAGATGGCACGGCGGATGAAGTGGTGCAGACGTTGCAGGGGTGGAGCCCGGATCAGTTGTTACGGTTGCGGGAGTGGGACCAGGAGTATCGGATGGCCCAGCTTTCAGCGGAGACTGATCTGGAGAAGTCGAGGCTGGCGACGGAGAGCGATCTGGAGAAGTCGTATGTGGCTGATACGTCGGATGCCCGGCATGTCCATGCTGAGAATGCCGGTATTTTCTATCTCGGGCTGGCAATCCTGGTGACGTTCACCATGATCATGGGGGCGGTGCTCTGGGGGTCGTATGCGGTGATGACCGGAGGAATGCCGGTGCGTGATGTGGCTCTGGTCGCGACGGCAACGGGCCTGATCGGCACGGTGGTTGGGTATGCCGCGGCGAATGCGCAACAGGTGGTGTCGTATTATTTCGGGTCGTCCCGAGGGAGTTCGACCAAGACGGATGCGATGAGCCGGGCGGTGGCTGCTATGGGCCAGTCGAAACGGTAGAGCGTTCCCCCGATGGGCAGGATTACTGATACCGAGCAGGGGATCATTTCCCGGTTGATGGAGGAGATCGATGGGGTCGATCCGTTGACCAGGGCTCGGGCTCTGGGAGACGGGACGATCGTGCAGGTGCCGGTGCGGGTTGAGTCGTATCCGGCGAATCCGTCGGCGGCGTCATTGAAGATGCTGTCGGCGTCTGGGGCGGTGCTGGTACGGTATGCTGGCAGCAAGTATGGAGAGCATCGACGTGGACCGGGGTGGATTGTCCAGGATAGGACGATGTTGTTCGAGATCATTTGTATCGCGGAGTCGCTCCTCGCAACGAATGCTGCGGCAGGAATCTATGCGTTGCTGGATGCTGCGGCGCTTCGCTTGCTGGGGTATGCCCCACCAGGAGCGACGAATGTCATGACTCTGGAGCAGGACGATTACCTGTCGGAAGCCCAGGGGGCATGGGAGTACGGGTTGATCGTGGCCGTCCCGACGATAATTTCCGTGAGGTAGTGATATGCATGTGCGTAGCGCGATACGGCAGTATGTCGCCAGGTTGATGGAGGGTATCACTCCTGGGAAGGTGTATGGCCGGGTGCATCCGGAGACTCCGGAGGCGATGCCGGGGATCAGCGTATCGGTGGGTGATGAGTCTGGTTCATCGGCGGGGGCTCCGAATGGGTGCACGTCACGAGCGGTGCGGGTGACGATTGCGTCCTATCTGGAGGGCGTTGACGTGGATGATGCTCTGGATACGATGAGGGTGCTCGTCGAACAGGTGGTGTTCAGTGATGTGCGTTGTGGCGGGGTCGCTCTCGGGATTGGGTACGGCGGGACAAAGATTGTTTCGTCTGCGTCGGGCTCGGTGGCGTTCACCCGGCTGGAACAGCAGTTTGTGGTGGTTTATCGAACGAAAGACGGAGAACCGGAATATGGCATCTAAAGCAACAGTCCCAGCGAACCGGGAGCAAAATCCTGAAACGGTACGGATGCAGGCCGGGTGGGGCGATATCCGGGAGGTGATCCCGGAGATGGTCGAGCCGCTTAAAAGTCAAGGTTGGGTTGAGGTTACAGAAAACAATCCTGTAGAGGAGACAACAGATGAAGCTCGGAGATAGTGCTGAGGCGTACCTCGGATTAAACAGAATCAGTCACCACGTGGCGATCTACTACAATCCCGGATCCCGTGCGGCGGTTGAAAGTGAGGCGCAGCGAGCAGCAAACGCTAGGCCTGATATTTTTGTCGGGTCGTTGAGTGGGGTATCATTTCGCATAGTGTGCGAGAGGGACAAGGCTGACGCAAACGGACAGCTTGCTTTGATAACGGCATTCAAGGCGGGCTCGACCGTAGTGCTTGAGGTGTACCCTGAGGGCAAAACCGTCGGCAACGAAAAGTGGACGGCGACCTGCTACGTCACGGGTATCGGAGAGTTGACTTTAAAAAACGGGTCGATCCCTGGTAATGAGTTCAAGCTTGTGGTGTCGGGTACCATGACGGAGGGCGTTGTTCCATGAGTATCATCGACACTATCGAGGCGGCTTATGATGCTCGCCCAATGGATAGGGTACGGGTTCCGGAGTGGGAAGTCAAGGATGGCCCTGAGATGATGATTTATTACAAACCGGCGACCCAGCACGAACTTGACGTAATCAATAAGGCGGTACCGGATGGGGCGACCGGGTCACGCTGGAACACTCAGCTTGTTATCTTGAAGTCGCTCGATGAGTCTGGGCGGCGGCTTTTCAGCGACAAGGATATAACCCGGCTGACTCAGAAGGGGTATTCTGCGGTGATCAGCCGACTGGCGCGGGTGATGGTCGCGGTGCCGTCGATGGAGGACGCGGAAAAAAACTGAGCACCAACCCTGTCGAGTATAATTGGCATGGGTTGGCGCGGGAATTGGGTATGAGTAAGGCTCGGGCGAAACGGGAGGTTTCGCTCGAGGAGTTTGCAGCGTGGATGGCGTTTTTCAAGATCGAACGGGAGATTCGGGAGGACATGCATGGCGACAAGTAGCGGGTCGGAATTTCGGGTGCCGGTGTCGTTCGAGGGCCGTGATGCGGTGTCTCCGGTGCTTGTCGCGGTGGCGGGCGGCCTGGATAATGTGGCCGATGAGCTGCATGCGGTGCAGGCTGCGGCGGACGGGGTCGAGACGAAGATTGTGCGGGGTGCGGTGCAGGTGAGCAATGGGGCGAAGCAGATGGCTGCGGAGCTGGGTGAGTCTGCACGGTCGAACACCGTCTTGCTGCAGAACCTGGGCAGGGTGATCTCGGATATGCCGTATGGTATCATGGGCGTGGCTAATAACGTGGAGGCGCTGGCTGCGTCGTGGTCGGCGCAGACTGCTGCGGCTGGTGGGGCAATGAACGTGATCAAGGGGATTATCGGGTCACTGGGTGGGCCGGCTGGCCTGGCGATGGTGGGGATACCAATTGTGACGTCGCTGGCTGTGGCGTTTGGGGATGATCTGGTTCGGGCGGTGACGGCCGGGGGTGAGAGTGTGGAAAGTCTTGAGAATAAGCTTGAGGATATCTCGAAATACTCTACGCTGAATTTTGAGATAGGCGTAATAGGTATGTCAAAGCTTGATGCCTTGGAGTTTAAACTTCGTGACATTGAGCAGCGGCTCCGAGATGTTAAGCGTGCATCAGCAAACCAAGAGATTATTGCCCGAGGGCCTGGCTATGGGGATTTTGGATCGTCGATAAAGGCGCTTGTGACTGGAGATTATTCAGAAATACAGCGCAACAACGATGCCTATTATGCTGCATTTCAGGATGAAGGCACGCGGATGCAAGATCGTATCAGATCGATGAAGGCCGGTACGTCTGTGGTCGATGTGAAGACGTGGAATGCTTATTCCAAGGCATTGGGAAGCACACCTCCAACTGCAGCGGAAATCAATATCGCCCAATTGAATTGGGAACATAATAAGATAACACGAGAACGTGATGCCGCAAGGGAAGACGCCAGAACGACGGCTAAAGGCGGCAGTTCGAGCGGTGGTTCCGGCCGATCGAGCGGCGTGGCGGTGAAGGATGATTTCGCGGAGGTGATGGAGTCGCTGGACGAGGAGCGCAAGAAGCTGACCATGACGGCTGAGGAGTACCGGGTCTATCAGCTGACGAAACAGGCTGGCGTGCAGGCGGGGTCTGCTCAGGCGGAGGCGATCCGGGCGGAGGTGGCAAGCCTTGAGGCCCTCAGCCACGGGTATAAGGACTCGAGTGCGGCATTGTCGGATTTGCTGGATCGGCCCGACCTGATAATCCAGTTCGGTACCCGGTCGGATGCAATGCTGCAGGCGTTGGGCGATGGGGTGCAGAACTGGATTGACTCGCTGTCAGCAGCGTTTGCGGATATGGTGATAACTGCGGAGACTTCCTTCGATGCTATCCTGGAGTCGTTTACGCAGATGATGATCCAGATAATGCTTGAGGCGGCGGTGTTCGAACCGTTGAAGGGGGCGGTTTCTGACTTTTTTAAACCGCAGGAAGAGTCTGTGTCAATGGGCGAACTGGTCGGCGGTGATGCGTCGGATATTCCGGGTTTTGCGACGGGTGGGGTTGTCGGGGCCCGATCGGGCGGAACGATCGTGCGAGTTGCAGAGGCTGGTGATGCGGAGGCGATCGTCCCCCTGCCGGATGGCCGGTCGATCCCGGTGGATTGGCGCGGTGGGACTCAGATGACAGGAGTGTCGTCAATCCGGGTGGAGGTGGTGAACCAGTCGTCCACACCGGTGAAGGCTTCTAGCATGCAGCCGCAGCTCGATGCGCAGGGCTATGTGATTCGGGTGGTGCTGTCCGACATTTCGAGTAACGGCCCGATTCGCCAGGCTATGGCGGCTGTAGCTCAAGGGGGTGGATGATGCCTGTTCCCGTGTATCCGACCGATCCTATGTGGGATTGGGCCTCTGCGGTCGAGCATACAATTCCTGTCCTGGGGTCGGTCTCCGAAGCGAATTATTACCGGTCTCGCCGTTTATCTACCCGTGACCGGCAAGAGTGGTCGCTAAGCTATAAGACGACAACGGCCAAATGGAATCTTATCCTGGAGTTCTGGCGATCGTATGCCGGTATGGCGGTGTCTTTCGTCTCCCCCGATGGGGAATCGATGACTGCTGTGCTCAGGGGGACGATCAGCCGGACAAAGCAAGCTGGTTACGAGGTTTTTAAAGTCACGTTAAAGCAGCAGTAAATGAGCGTTGATTACTCGGATATTAATGCGTTATCGAGGCGCGGCGTGTATGTTGTGCTGTTGAAGCTGTCCTTGCCGCCATCACAGTCTGCCTATATCACCAGTAATGGATCGTCGGTGGTGTTCGAGGGGAATACCTATCTGCCGTTGCCATTCTCGTTTGATACGCTTGAGAAAAAAACCGGTGGTCAGAACCCGTCATGGGCAGTGCACATCGAGAATGTGAACGGCGTCGTGCTGTCACAGATGTTGCAGTACGAGTCTGAGAGGAAGGCTTCAGGGGGGGCAGATGATACGATGAGCGTGACGGTGTATGGTGTGAATGCGCTGGACGTCTCGAAGGTGGTTATGGAGGAGACGTTTGACCTTGAGCGGTGGGAGTGCCCTCCTCCCGGCGATAAGGTATCGTTTGTGTTCGGAGGTGATAATCCGACATCAATCCGGTACCCGAGAAACCGGTTTCGGAGTAATTTCTGCGATCGTAAGCTGGGGAGTTCGTTGTGCGGGTATACTGGGCCGGGGTCGTGCTCGAAGACTTTAGCGACGTGTCGGGCGCTTGGTAATGCGTCAAGTTTCGGTGGGTTTCCTGGGCTGACGCAGGGAGTTTTGGTATGACGGTTGATGTGGCAAAATATGTTGGGATACCGTGGGTGTGTTCGTCACTTGCTGCGCCGTCGTTCGCGGGATGCGATTGTTACGGGCTGGTTCGGCTCTTTTATGCCGAGGAGTTTGGTA